CTCATGCCGAAGTGGTTCGCGAAGACCGACCCGAAGCGGCACGTCCCGACCCGGGTCACCTGGATCCTCGGCATCGCGTCGGCGGTGCTCGCGGGCGTGCTGCCGATCGGCGTGGTCGCCGAGCTCACCAACATCGGCATCCTGCTCGCGTTCGTGGTGGTCTGCTCGGCGGTGGTCGTGCTCCGCTACCGGCAGCCCGACCTGCCCCGCCAGTTCCGGCTGCCGTTCATGCCGGTCGTCCCGGTGGTCGGCGTCGTCGCGTCACTGTGGCTCGTCACGTTCCTGCAGTGGGAGACGTGGGTGCGGTTCGCGGTGTGGTTCGCGATCGGACTCGGCGTGTACTTCGGGTACTCGCGACGGCACAGCAACCTCGCGGGATCCGCGGGCTCTACGCCCCTGCAGTCCGCGACTGGTCCGCAGAATCCCCCGACGAGCTGATGAGCGCGGCGGCGGCAGCCCGCGTACGGTCCGCAGCGTCGGGCCAGAGATGGGCGTACACGTCGAGCGTGATCGCGGGCGACGAGTGACCCATCGCGCGGGCGACGGACACGGCGTCCAGTCCCCCACGGATGAGCCCTGAAGCGAAGTGGTGCCGGAGGTCGTGCGGGGTGATGTCGGTGATCCCCGCCGCGCGGCCGGCGTTCACAAAGTAGTGCCGCAGCCGGGTCGGTGACGGCGGCGTGCCGAACAGCCATCCGTCGTCGCCGTAGGTCCCGATCGTCTCGACGTGCCGGGCGAGGCGCTGCACGAGCTCGTCGGGCACGGGAACGACCCGCTCCGATCCGTGCTTCGGCTGGACGATGTCGAGGCGCTGGACTCGGTTCTGGATCTGCCGCTGCACGTGAATGGTGCGTCGAAGGAAGTCGATGTCGCCGACCTGCAGTCCAGACGCCTCGCCGATGCGGAGCCCGGCGTACGCCATCACGTCGACCCAGACCTGCCACGCGGGCTCGACCTTCGCGCGGATCGCGCGGACCTCGCCGGGTGACGGGATCCGCATCGAGTGTTCAGTCTTCCGGACCTGTGGCAGCTTCACGCCCTCGAGGGGGTCGTGTGCGAGGCGCCGGTCGAGGATGGCCGCGCGGACCACGATGCGGACGTACGCGGTGCGGCTCTTCACCGTCGTCGGTGCGAGCGTCGCGGCGAGGTGCTTCACGTACGCCTCGCCGTGGGATCGCCGCAGCTTGGCGAATGAGACGTCCGCGAAGGTGCATCCGGCGAGGGCCCGGTCGGCCAGCCGGCGCGTGTTCTCGGCCCAGAGCTGGTGCTGGACCCACTCAGCGTAGAACTCCGCGAGCGTCCCGCGTGCCGCCGCCGGAGCGACGTAGGAGCCGGTCAGTCGGGCGGAGGCCGTCTCGTCCAGCCACGCCTGCCCGTCGCGCTTCCGTTCGAAGTGCTTCGAGTGCTCGCGCCCGTCGTCGTCGCGGTACCGAGCGCGCCACTTCCCGTCAGGGCGCTGTCGGATGCTGGCCATGCTTCTTCCTCGCCGCCCTGATGATCTCCGCTACTTCCGTCGCCGCATCGATGTGCACGAACTGCTTCGCGTTCTGCAGGTAGTTCACAAGAGCTGCCCTGATGTCGACGGGGATGTCCTCGTTGTCGGCGTACAGATCGAGTACTGCAGGGATGTGCGTCTCCACCATTCCCTGGTGCTCTCCGAACTCCCGGGCAGCTTCCTTCAGCCGGACGTAGGACTTACGTGCCGGAATCTCGGCCCCTTTCAGCATCCGGAAGATCGTCTCGCGACCGTCGGGATGCATCAAGTTCGCCATGCTTCGATCGAAGATGGTCGAGTACGCCTGCGCCTCAACCATCGTCACGTGACGTTTCTTGTTCTCGATCCTCGAGACCGTCATGACGCTGACCGCCGGAACGCCCGCGGCCTCGAGCTTCTCAGCCATCTCGGCCAGCGTCCACCCACGCTTCTTCCGCTCTTCTGCCACTTCGGCAGCGAAGTTCTTCTCGGCGTCGGTGTAGCTGTCTTCGTCCACGCACGTAGCAAATCACAGTTCTGGGATTGCGCGCTACCTGATCGGCGTGTATAACTTCTGGTACCGGGTCGTACCCGTTCTGAGAAGGAGACACCGAATGCCCGTCACGCTCCGCACGATCCCCGAGGCAGCACCCCAGTTCCGGAAGACAGAGACCGCCTTCCGTCAGTGGGCCCGCACGCCCGACTTCCCGCTGGCCATCGTCCGCTTGGGGAAACGGATCTACATCCCGCAGGAGTCCATCGACAAGTTCTTCACCGACGCTCTCAAGGAGGCCTCCTGATGCCGACCAACATCCGACCGAAGACCGGAGGGCACATCCCCCTGCACCTCGTGACCGAGTACGCCGACTACTGGCGTCAGTGGTTCGGCCGCGAAGCGCGCGCTATCGAGCAGGCAGAGCGCGAGGGATGGGATCGACGATGACCACCACCACGAAGAACGCCCCCGAAGCCGGCCAGGGCTTCGAGGGCAACGATCACGACGACTCTGCAGAGGACCTCATGAACATCAGCACCGTAGCAGACCCCACCGACTCTGACGTCCGGGTTCCGGGCTTCCACCAGGGCGACTACAAGGACAAGCACGCGGATATCTACCTCCTGGGTACGCACGACGAACCCTTCAACCCGACGTTCGACACGCGCATCTTCGCTTCGCCGTTCTCGATGTACGAGAGCAATGGCAAGTCTGAGCTCGCCGAACCCGGCTACCAGTGGGGCGATGACCCCGACGACCCCACGAGCAGAGCGGGCGAGTTCGTCTTCGTGAGCATGGGCTTGCACCGCTTCGTCGGCTACGAGATCAACGTCGCTCCCGGCATCACCCACCACGAGGCGTTCACCGGCGTCTTCCGCAAGATCGAGGAGGTCCGCTGATGGCCACGAAGTACGAGCAGGCCGCTGGCATCGTCCAGGCATGGGTCGGCACCTACGGGAACGCGGATATGAAGAACATCGCCGACGACGTCGTCGAGATCCTCCGCATCTGCCACGAGTTCCGCACGCCTTCGAGCAAGAAGGCGCCGATCTTCGACGCCGACGACCTCGGCGACGCGATCGCGGACTACGTCATGGAGGTGTACTCGTCGCCCGTGAACTTCGACAAGGGGGACGCAGAGACTGCACACCCTTCAGAGGGGGCGGATCCGCAGTCCGACCTTTCGATGGGTGTGGACAGCACCCATACCCCTTCGGATGGGGTCAGCACCACTGAGCACACGCAGCTCGACATCCCGTCCTGACCCATTCGCGAGAGGGGTACTCAGAGATGTGTACCCCTCTCGCCTCCACCCGAAGGAGGGCACATGAGCTGGACGAAGCTCGGTGACGAGTGGTGCCAGATGACCGCGCTCGAGGACCTCAGCCACGAAGACCGCTGGCACTACCTGTGCCTGATCCAGTTCTGCTCCCGCACCGACAAGCGCGACGGCATCATGCGCGGCGTGGACGCACGCAGACAGTCCGACCACAGCGACCCCGCAGCAGCGCTCGCACGCCTGCACGACGCCGGCCTCCTCGCGATCGAAGCCGGCGACAAGTACCGCATCGTCCGCATCGAGAGCGACGACCACCTGCCATCCGAGTCCGTCCGCAAGCGCACCGAGGGCAACCGCATGCGCCAGCAGCGGAAGCGCGCCCACGACAAGGGCGACCACACGCTGTGCCGAGACGATGCCGACTGTCACGCATCTGTCACGCGTGACGTCGGGACGGGACGGGACGGGACGGGCCGGGACGAAGTGAAGAAGCCCACGCTCGTCACGCCGACGAACGAGTGGCCTGTCGTGCACATCAGCAAGGCGCCGGTGTGCGAGGTGTGCATGATGCCGATGGCGTTGGACTCGGTTCTGTCCATCTGCGAGAAGGACGATGACATGCACGAGGAAGCACGAATGAGGAGCGCATCATGACGCACGCAGAAGACGCCGCCCGACTGGCCACTGAGATCGAGAAGTCCAATCCTGCATTCGCCGGGGTGATCCACGCGCTGCTTGCGCTGGCGGAGAGCGGCAACAGGAACAGCGGGTGGCAGCTGCTGAAGGAGTTCGAGGACCTGCCCTGGCAGGTGGAGCAGGACTACATCTTCGAGTACGCGGACGGCGAGCAGGTGAAGTGGCGGTTGAGCGCCGACAACCCCAGCAGGGTCTACGAGTACTACTCGCCCCACGACCGATCGCTGCGGGTGGACCCGAACAAGCTCGTCGACGACTGCACGCGGTGGCGGTGGGCATGACCGCCCACCATCGCTCGCCCGCATGGCGGAAGGTGCAGCGGGACATGCGTCCCCGCATCGCGGCGACGCTGCCGGCACCGTGCGTCAACCGGTGTGGGCGCAGCGTGACGCCTGACCAGGCGTGGGACATCGGACACGTCGTCGATGTCGGCAAGGGCGGCAGTGATGACCCGTCAAATCTCGGTCCGAGTCACGTGCAGTGCAACCGGTCGGACGGTGGCAAGGAAGGCCGGGCGAGACAGATCGCCCGGGTCAAGGAGAGCAGGAGGCTTCCGCAGTGGTGATGATGCATGACCTTCGGCCCGTCACCGGCTGGACACCGGACGACTTCATCGTCGACTTCTGGGAGCAGTCGCAGGGGTGGGTGACGAACCAGTACTGGAAGCGCATCCAGGGCACCAACATTGCCATGTCCGACCTGCAGGGAGTCGCCGCGGACTCGCTCGTCAAGTTCGCCCGCAACGACTACGACATCATCGTCGGCCGCATGGAGACAACGGTCACCGATCGACGCATGTTCTGGGCGCTCCTGCGACGTCGACTGAACTGGGACCTCGGCACCTACATTACCGAGAACCAACGCCGAGACGACAGCGTCGACGACCTCGAGGAGATGCCCACGCTGTCGTGGATGCGCACCAACCTCGGCCAGGTCAAGCACGATCCGAACCTGCTGCACGCGCTCGTATACCGCGTCACCGAGCTCGAAGCAGTCGACCAGATGATCCTGGCGCTCTACTACTTCGAGGAACTCGCCATGGAGCAGGTTGCTGCCATCGTTGGCCTGTCGAGCAACACGATCGGTAGCCGGATCAGATCGTGCGCGGCGCTCGTCCTGAAAGCGGCCATCGGTCTCGTCGACCGCTTCGAGCCGGTCGGTGTACCTACACGGCAGCCCTGGAACCAGGGCAACGCAGGCGACTGGACGAAGCACAACTACGGCGTGGGGGTCGACGCCTACCTCGCCTACGTGGCCGTGCACTACCGGGCAGACGTCAGCTACCTAGTCGACATGCTCCGGTCAGGGAACGGTGAGCGCATCCGCCGCGACGACGGCCGCACCGCGAAGGACCGCGCAGCGAAGGCGAAGCTCACCGACGAGCAGGTGCAAGACATCCGCCGTCGAGTCGACGCCGGCGAGAAGTACGCCCCGATCATGCAGCAGTACGAGATCAGCGACACAGCCGTAAGCCACATCAAGCACCGCCGCACCTACGCCTGGGTGCCCGAGCTACCAGCCAAGCGCACCGTGCGCAAGGTCAACGGCAGATGGACCGCGACGACCAGCGGAATCGATCGCCACTACGACACATGGGAGGAAGCAATCGCGTTATGACCAACACAACTGAAATGCCGGATACCCCTTCTTTGAAGGGGTCCTTCGCTACCCCCCGCCTCGGCAGCAGCGATTTTCTCTCCGGCACCTGGGATATCAGCCGGGACTCGGGCATCGCACCCCTCCGCCAGTCGAAACTCAACGCCGATCCGGGGCTCCGGGAGGAGTTCCTCGAGGGTGCTCGGCTCATGGGGGTCTTCGGCGGCCGGAAGGAGCTCAAGCCTCAGCAGATGCGCCTCGCGGACGTCTGCAACGAGCCGATCGACACGGTCGGGGTGCTGCTCCCTCGCCGTTCGACGAAGACGACGACACTGTTCGCGCTCGCCCTCGGCCGGTGCGCCTCGCGGGAGGAGTACTTCGTCGGCTACACGACGTGCACGACGGGCACGAAGGCTCGAGACCGTTTCCGGAAGGACATCGTGCCGGTCCTCGAGCGCCTGTACCCGGACGCGAAGGACGCGCCGTTCAAGATCCGGAAGGCCGGCGGCTCGGAGCGTGTCGAGTTCGACAACGGGTCGATCTTCCAGGTCCTCCCGCCGCAGGGCGAGTCGTTCCGGTCCGACGCGTTCGACCTGATCATCCTCGACGAGGCAGGGGAAGCGTCGCCGGAGATGACGGAGGACCTCATGGCGGGCGCGCTCGCCACCATGGACACCCGTCCGGACGCGCAGCTGATCGTCGCCGGCACCGCGGCGAAGTTCCGTGAGGGCAACCTGCTCTGGAACACGCTCGTCGACGGGCGCGCCGGTGACGCGGCGATCCTGGAGTACGCCGCGCCGGACGACCTCAACCCGATCACGGACCTCGACGACTGGGACGAGGTGGCTGCCCTCGCGGAAGCGGCGCACCCGGGCATCGGAACACTGACGACGCTCGAGGTGGTCCGAAAGCGCTGGCTCAAGCTCACCCGGCGCCAATTTGCGGAGGAGTACCTGAGCCTCTTCGGGCGCGTCGGCATCGTCGACACGTTCTTCGACATGGACAAGTGGGACGCCGGGGCGATCGAGGGCGACCTACCGGACATGCCGACGGACCGCGCGGTCGGCCTCGCCGTCGTCGTGCACCCGGACCAGTCGTGCGCCGTCGTCGCTGCAGCGTGGCGAGACGACCTCGGCCGTGCCTGCCTGCTCGTCGTCGACTACCGGCCCGACACGAAGTGGCTGCCATCGCGGGTCAAGGAGCTCGCGGTCAAGCTGCGCACGCCGATCATCTACGACACGCAGCCCGGTCCGACGACGGTCGAGGTGGAGGTCACGCAGCGGATGCGCCCACGGCCGCTGCTCGCGCCGCAGAAGTGGGGTGACGTGAAGAGCGCCGCCGCGCTGCTCAAGCGGGAGGCCGACGACGGGAATATCGCGCACTGGGCGCAGGACGACCTGACCGAGGCGATCAGGCTCGTCACCAAGCGGGAGGCTGCGACGGCGAACGGGTGGGCGTTCGGACGGGCCGACTACTCGCAGTCGATCATCGCGGCTGAGGGTGTGGCGCTAGCGCTCCGGTGGGCGGACGAGAACCCGCGAAAGCAGCGCGCCGCGGCATTTGCAGCTTAGCGACAACGCAATGTGCCAGCAGTTGTAGGTTTCCTACAACCGCTGCGCTACGCTAGTGCCGTGGGGATCCTCTCGGCACTCGGACTCAAGCGGGTTGACATCAAGCCCGTTGACGTCTCGCTCGTGTCGCCGTGGCAGCCCGCCGGTGGGATCTCGCAGATCACGATCGCCGAGATCTGGGGTGCCGACTTCGCGCAGAACCTCCCGCTCGAGCGCAGCGTCGCGATGACCGTGCCCGCCGTCGCACGGGCGCGGAACCTCCTTGTCGGCGCGATCCAGCGATTCCCGCTCGTCGTCATGGACGAGACCGGGCCGCTCGCCGAGCAGCCGACGTGGGCCTACCGCACCAACGGCCCCGTGACGCCGCAGGAACGCATCGCGTGGACGGTCGACGACCTGATCTTCCACGGCGTCGCGCTCTGGCTCCGCGAGAACGGCGCGGACGGCAAGCCCCTTGAGGCCCGCTGGCACCCGCGCGCGGACTGGCGCATCACGAACACCGGCAAGGTCGAGGCGCGCGAGTCCGGCGACGAGTGGACGGAGCTCGGTGACGACGACTACATCCTCATCAACGCACCGTTCGACGGCCTCCTCAACGTCGGAGCACGCACGATCCGCGGCGCGCTGGCCACCGAGGAGGCATGGGTCGGCCGCATGCGGAACCCGATCCCGCTCATCGAGCTCAAGGTCACCGACGACTCCCGCCTCGACGCAGACGAGATCAAGGACCACGTCACGACCTGGGCGAAGGCTCGCACCGGCGTCAACGGCGCCGTCTCGTGGACACCGCCGGGCATGGAGGTCGTGACGCATGGCGAGGTCAAGGCCGACCTGTACACCGAAGCCCGGAACGCGATCCGCACCGACGTCGGGTCGTTCCTCAACGTGCCGACGTCGATGATGGACGGCTCGCTGGCGGAAGCGTCGCTGACGTACACCACGCAGGAGGGCAACCGCAGCCGCTTCCAGGACGAGTCGATCCCGTTCTGGATCACGCCGATCGAGGCAGCCCTCTCGATGGACGCCGTCGTGCCCCGCGGACAGCGCGTCCGTTTCGACCGCTCCGAGGCCTTCTCGACGGTCGTCAACCCGACTGGCATCCCGGAGGCCGACTGACCATGACCGAAGTGACCATCGACGCAGGCACGCTCACAGCGTCCGACACGGACCGCACCGTAACCGGTCTGCTCGTCCCGTACGGCGAGGAGTGCCGGTCGAACCTCGGCCGCTTCACCGTCGGTACTGGAGCATTCTCGCTGCCGGACCCGTCCGTCGTCGGGCTGAACGTCGAGCACGCCCGTGAGGACTCCGTGGGGCGCGCAGTCGCGCTCCGCGACTCACCGGAGGGCATCGTCGCGACGTTCTCCATCGCCCCGGGCGCGGACGGCGACGCCGCCCTCGCCGACATCAAGGCCGGCAAGCGCAAGCACCTGTCCGCGGAGGTCGCGAACGTCGCGATCAAAGCGGGCAAGGCCGTCGGCGGAAAGCTCTTCGGAGGAGCCCTCGTGAAGACCCCTGCATTCCCCTCGGCGACGCTCCTCGCGGCGGCCGTCGACACCCCGGAGCCCGTCGAGCCGGTCAGCCCGGATGACAAGGACGGGCAGACCGAGACGAAGACGGTGGTCAACGCCGACGGTTCGTCCACGGTCACCACCACCACCACGAAGACCGAGACCGCCGGCGACGGCACGGTCACCACCGTCAAGACCGTCTCGACCGAGACCATCGCCAAGCCCGCGGAGGAAGAGCCGCCGGCCCCGACCGAAGAGGAGAAGCCCGTGGGCGTCCCGAACACCCTGACGGCGTCCAAGAAGGGCGCCACCGAGAAGAAGATCGGCAAGAACGAGCTCTTCACTCTGCTCGCCGCGGCCGACAAGGGCGAGGTGCACGGCCAGGACATGGTCTCGCTCTCGAACCTCGCGAAGGCGACGGGCATGTTCGCCCTGTCCGACGTCAAGTACGACGGGGCCGGCGGCGTCACGACCGGGATCCAGCTCCCCGAGTGGATCGGCGAGGTCTGGGACGGCCAGACGTACGCGCAGAAGTACCTGCCGCTCTTCGAGCACGCCGACCTCACCAGCCTGCAGTACCAGGGCTTCCAGTGGGACGTGAAGCCCCACGGTGGCGACTGGGCCGGTAACAAGTCGAACGTCCCGTCGAACGTGCCGAAGTTCAAGTCGGTCACCGCGACCGCTGAGCGGTACGCGATGGCTCACGACATCGCGCGGGAGCTGCAGGATCTCCGAGTGTTCGGCGACACGAACTTCTTCGACATGTACTTCCAGGCCGGCGCGGAGGACTACGCCCGCTGGGCCGACGGCAAGGTGTTCGCCGCACTCACCGCCGCGGCCGAGGCGCACGTCGCAGACAACCCGGCCGGCCTCGACGTCGGCCCGGCGATGTCCGCCATCATCGATGGCGCGTCCGAGCTCGTCGCGAAGAACCTCGTCCCGCAGTTCGCGATCGTTGGCACCGACTACTACAAGCAGATCGGGAAGACGACGTCGAAGGACGCGCTCGCGTACCTGTCTGCCGCCATCGGTATCAAGGGCGAGGACGGCTCGCTCGAGGGCTTCCGCCTGGTGCCCTCGGCGGACATCGCCGGCACCGACGTCTACGTCGGCGTCTCGCAGGCTCTGACCGTCCGTGAGCTCTCCGGCGCTCCGCTCCGTGCGGACGCCCTCGACATCGCTCGAGGCGGCATCGACCACGGCCTCTTCGGCTACATCGGCGTGCAGGTCAACCGCGCCGATGCCGTCGTGAAGGTCACGCCGTACACCGCAGGCTGACCTACCGGCAGGGGTCGCGTTTGAAACGCGACCCCTGCCGCCCAGCTCGCGTTTCGAACGCGAGCTGCCGACAGAAGGGAGGCGACATGGCCTCGTTCCTCGCGGGCGACAGTCCCGTCGCCGACTTCGACTACGACATCCCCGCCGCAGCCGACAGCCCGGGTGTCACCCTCACGATCGCGGTCGAGGACCAGACGCTGCCCGCCACCATCATCGGTACGGGGCTCGTCGGTACCTGGCGCGGGCTCACGCTGCCAGCGGCGGGCATGTACCCGGTCCTGGCAGCCGTGACCGCAGACGGGCGCACGGAGCGCGCGCTCCTCGACTGGCTCGTCGTCGTCGACCCGGACGACCAGTGGCACAACGTCCTCACCGCTCGCCTCGAATGGGCCGGCGCTCCCGAGGCAGACGGCACGCTCGCCCGTCTCCTCGATGTCGCACGTGACCAGGTCACGGCGTACGCGCCGGCCGCGATCGCGATCCCCGAACGGTACCGGGCGGCGCAGCTCATGCAGGCCCGGAACACGTGGAACGCGTCGCTGACGAACGCCGACCAGCAGGTCGACGTCGGCGGGTTCACCGTCACCGTTCGCCCTCTCGACTGGGCTGTGAAGCAGCTACTCCGACCGCTCACCGCGACGAAGGCATTCGGCTGATGCCCCGCCGGAAGGTGGCCGAGCAGTACCGGCGATGGATCACCGATCAGCTCAAGCCGCTGCTACCTCGGCGATGGGATCTCGCGGTCTACACGCGGAAGCCCGACGAGCTCAGCGCGCCGACCGTCATCGTGACGCTGCAGCGCATCGAGCGCCTCAAGGAGGCGCCGCTGGGCTCTCAGCTCGTCTCGTACCTAGTCACGATCGTCGACCCGGCTCAGGACTGGTCGCAGGCAGACCGGGCGCTCGACGACGAGATCGTCGACCTGATCGCCGCGCTCGACAGCACGCGCACCCCGGCCGGGGTTCCGGTCCTCCGCTGGGACTCAGCCGAGCGGAACACCTGGAACAGCACCTACCTGGCGTTCGACATCACCGTCACCGCCATCATCACCGCCACCCCGAAGGAGTAGCCACCATGGCTGTCATCGCCCCTCAGCCGGTCCTCATGAGCGCCGCGGTGCTCGTGCTCGGCACCGACAACTACGAGCTCGCCGTCTCGAGCGCGCAGCTCGTTCCCACGACCCCGACGCAGGCCTTCAAGGGCATCGGCGGTGGGGTGATCAACATCGCCGGCGTCCCGACATGGGTCCTGAACCTGAACTACGCGCAGGACATCGCGACCGCGAAGAGCCTGTCGCAGATCCTCCTGACGAACGTCGGCAAGGCGCTCCCGTTCACGCTCCGTCCGGTCGCCGGTGGCCCCGGGTACAGCGGGTCGGTCCTCGCGGTACCGGGTCCGATCGGCGGCGACGTCGACGCGGTGCTCACCGGGACGGCAGCCCTGCCGGTGAACGGGCAGCCGACGCAGGTCGCGGCGGCCTGACCGGTGGCGGGCAGTGGGCGGATCTCGGTGTTCGTCTCCGACGAGCTCCGGACGCTCCTGTCCGCCCTCCGCGGCGTCCCGAAGGACGTGCAGGCGAACATCCGGAAGTACACGAAGGCCGACGCGCAACCGATCTGGCAGGACGAGATCCGGTCGCGTGTGCAGACGTCCGTCGACGAGCGGGTGTTCGGCAAGACCGCACGAGTCCGGGTGTCGAACCAGAACGTGAACCTCGATGCGGCACGCATCGGACGGTCGATGTCTGGCGGCGCGAAGCCTGCGGACATCGCCGCCGGCTACGAGTTCGGCCGGAACACCGACGCAGCCGCGACGTACCAGACCACAAGCCGCAAGGGGAAGCGCTACGGCGTCATCCGGCACACGAAGCGGCAGCTTCCCTCCCGGAACACGAACGGCCGCATCGTGTTCCCGTCCACCCGCAAGGCCATCCCTCGGCTCGCGTCCGTCTGGATCCAGACCGCAGCCCGCACCCTGTACGACGCTCTCGACCGGAAGTAGGTGACCCATGGCCGGATTCTCCGTCGCGATCGCATCCGATACGCGCCTGTTCGAGCAGGGCGTGAAGGTCGGCGTCATCGACCCTGTCGAGAACGCGCAGGAGTCCCTGCAGGAGCTTGGACGGGCTGGCGCGCAGGCAGGTGACGGGGTTAACCGCGGCCTGCGCACCGGGACGCAAGCGCTCGACGGCCTTGAGCACGGACTGCGCGACAGCGAGCGCGCGCTCGAGCAGGTTGGCCGCGCCGGCACCAGTGCCGGGCACGACGTCGGTAACAGCCTCGGCGGCACAGCCCGGTACGCCGACATGCTCGCGCGGGCTGGACTCGACGTTGGCGACGACATCCGCACCGGAGCCCGGGTCGCGGAACGTGCGCTTGACGACGTCGGCGACGCGGGGCGTGAAGCCGGCAACGACCTCGAGCGGGGCCTGCGCGACGCGCAGCGGGAGACCGCCCGCACCGGCGCTGAGTACAAGGATCTCGCGGAGGAGGTGCGCCGAGCCACCGCCGAGCAGCGAGCGTCCGGGCAGCACGCCTTCGACCCGGCGGCAGAGTCCGTCGAGACGTTCCGAGATGAGGCGGTGTCGAACCTCTCGGAGGTCGCGTCGTCCTTCGACGGCTCGGTGTCGTCCGTCTTCGACCTCCTGCAGGGCACCCTCGGCGGCGTGATCGCCGACCTCGGACCGCTCGGCCTCGCCGCCGGCACTGCGGCTGCAGCGGGCGTCGGCCTGATCGGAGCAGCGTTCTCGCAGGCGGGCGAGGACCAGGAGGCGTTCAAGCAGCGCGTCGACGCGATGACGGGTGAGCTGCTCGACGAGTTCTACGAGGTCGGCGACGCCGTTACCGCGGTCGACCGGAAGCTGCGCGACTGGGCCTCCGACAACGAGAAGTACGGCGTCTCCCTCGTCGACCTGCAGAAGGACGCCCGGACAGCACGCATCGGCTTCGGGGACCTGGCGGAGACGATCGCGACCGGCACGACGCCGGAGCTGCGGCGGATGCGCGGCGAGATCGAGGAGTCCATCGACTCACTCCGGAAGCGGGCCGCCGCGGTCGACACGACCGCCGGGGCGGACCGGTCCGCGGCGAACGCGGCCGGCGAGCAGGCGGACCGGTTGCAGAAGGAGCTCGTCCCGGCGATCAACCAGTCGATCAACGCGAACAAGAACGCTGCCGCCGCAGAGGAGGCGCTCGCCAGCGCGCAGGGCATGACGGTCGAGCAGTACCGGGCCTACGTGGAGCAAACGAACGTGGCGAAGCAGGCGTCGGAGGACTTCGCGAGCACCTTGACCGGTGTCCTGTCGGACGCGGCGGAGTCCACCTCGGAGAAGCTCGACAACGGCGCGATGAACGCCGGGGACTACGTCAAGGGCCTTGAGGAGCGCACGGCCGCCGCGCAGCAGTACGCGAGCAACGTGCGGGCGATCGGTGAGCAGCTCCCGGGTGACCTGTTCAACTTCGTCCGGCAGCAGGGCCCGGGCTTCTCGCAGGAGATCGCGACGTACCTGTCGGCGTCGCCCGAGCAGCAGGCGGCGATCCGGGCCGGCTGGAAGATCGACGCACAGGTGACCGCCGACACCTCCGACGTGGAGGCAAAGACGGCGGACCAGAGCCGGAAGAAGACGAAGGGGCCGACCTCGGAGGTGAAGGCCGACACCTCAGACGTGGACGAGAAGGTCGCCGCGAAGGGACGCGAGAAGAAGAAGGGGCCGACCTCCGAGCTGCAGGCGGACGCATCGGACGTCGACAAGGCGGTCGCGTCGAAGGCGAAGCAGCGCGGAGATGGCCCGACCGTGAAGCTCCGCACGGACGACTCCGCGATCGACCGGAAGCTGTCGGACCTTGCCGGACGCGTCATCGCCGGCCCGACGGTCCGGATCCGGTACGACTCGTCGGCCCTCGACGACTACCTCGCCCGGCCCCGCACGATCACCGTGAACGTTCGTCAGGGTCAGGAGGTGAAGTGATGGTGTCGGTGACTCGGTTCCAGGACGCAGGAGGTGTCGTCGATGGCGGCGACGCATTCTCGGTGGCCGCAGACACGCTGGACGGCGGCGACGCGTTCACCGTCTACAGCGATGGCGACACCTGGTACGCCGACATCGACGGGTACGTGGTTCCGCTACCAAGCCAGCTGAGCACGACGACGGGCTCGGCGATCCCGCTCATGCTCACCGAGTACTCCGTCTCGCGCGTCACGCAGCACAAGATCCACGAGATCATCGGTCGGTCTGATCCGGACGTGACCTTCGGGCCGACTCAGACCCGTTCGGGCTCGATGACGTTCCTCTGGGAGTCGATCACCCTCGCGTCGGCGGCCCGTGACATCCTGGCCGCGCCAGGAAGCGCACGACTCGAGCAGAGCGACCGCCCGGACCTGTCCATGACGTTCGTGATCACCGGTGACCTCTCGATCGCACCAGATCAGCAGGACCCCGAGCTGTGGACGCTGACCGTTCCTTTCCGTGAGGTGATCGCGTGACCCTGTCGCTGCACGAGCTCACGGCCCGTCTCACCCGCACCGGGACCGCGCTTGACGTGAAGACCGCCTCGGTCCGCATGGAGGAGACGTGGTCGCCGTACGTACAGGCGACGCTCGTGGTCACTGCTCCTGACCGGGACACCCTTGCTGCCCTCGACCCGCGCATGAGCACCCGTGTCCGGCTGACCAGCACCATCCGGTACGGCGACAGCGCGCCCCTGTCGATCTTGTCCGCGCAGTGGGACGGCCTGACCGCGGCGGGCCTCAGCAGCCGCTACGCGGGAAAAGCCCTCGCCGACGTGTCAACGCCGCTGTTCACGCCGTGGAACAGCATCCGCCGCGGACGGCCGGTGTCCGAGCTCACGCGCCGCTTCGTCGGGAAGCGGGCGTCCGCGGTCGGCGAAGCGTACGCGTCCGGCACCCTCGCGGCGCTGACGAGCGACTACGCCGGCATCTGGAATCAGTTCGGGCTCATCGTCGGCGAGACGCGCACCTTCGACCTCATGCTGCGCTCGCGCGTCGTCGATTACGTCGAGAACACGGTCACTCTTACCCTGTCGTCAGACGAGTCGACGATGCAGGACGTCGCGCTCGTCGCGACGTCCTCGTGGACGCCTTCGGCGACATCGGTCCGTCAGCTGGTCGTGCTCGCTCTCGCGTACTGCGGCCTCGCCTCGCTCGACCCGGGGCCTGCTGACGGCACGGTCGATGCCGATGCGCAAGAGTGGAAGCCCGGAGTCACCGCCTGGGACTACATCTCCTCGATCGTGCAGCAGGCCGGCCTCCGACTCTGGTGCGACGAGCTCCGCCGCTTCCACCTCGACGCCGGCACAGTCAACAACACCGTGCCGACTCGCGTCCTCGCGACCGCGCAGAACATCGTCGGCGCGACTGACAGCATCAGCCTCGACGACTCGACCTGGTACGACGCGGTGGTCGTGACGTACACCTGGACCGACAAGAACGGCGACCCGCAGACCCGCGTCGACACCGCCACCGCGAGCAACGCCTGGCGGAAGGTGCTCAACGTCGAGCGGAAGGACGTCGTCTTCCCCGGGTACGGCGCCGCCGCCGCCATCCTCGGCCGCGCCACGGGCCGCGGCCGCACACCCGCCGTCCGCGCCGTCACGGCCCTCAGCACGAGCCCCGGCGACCCCGTCACCGTCACGACGCCCGACGGCGCGATCCACACGGGCTACGCCTCCGCGGTCGCCTTCGACTGGCCCGACGCCGAGATGAACGTCGAGACCCGAGACACGGCGGTCGCGTCATGACTTCCGACACGATGCCGGACCTGCCGGACCTCCTCGCCGAAGCGTCCCGCTCAGTCGTCCTCTCCGAGCTCACCGAGCAAGCCGAACCCGAGCCGACACCGGCCGACACCCCGGCGCAGATCGCAGCCGACCTCGCCGCTCTACAGATTCGCGTCGCGGCACTCACCACGACCACCAGCACCACCACGAAGGGACTTCTCTGATGGCCACCGGAGCGAACGACAAGAACGGCATCTACCAGTACGGGGAAGACGACCCGGTGTCGCCGTTCAGCACCCTGCTGAACAAGCTCGCCTCGAGCGTCTCGTCCGTCGTCGGTGCGATCCGGAACGACATCTCGACGCTGCAGACCACCGCGACGAGCCTGTCGCAGCGGCTGAACACGAAGGGCGGCTACCGCGTTGCCTCGACGGACGGATCCGGCAACGTCGTGATCGCGCACGGTCTCGGCAAGACGCCGACGACCGCGCAGGTCACCGACGCTACGACCGGCTCCACGATCGGCCGCGCCGTGCCCGTTGTTGTGGCCCTGGATGCCAACAACGTCACCGTCCGGTACATGTCGATCGCGACGCCGGGAACGGCGTTCGGCAACAACCCGGTCGGGTTCTACTGGTCGGTCGCCGGGTAAGCGGCGCCGTGGGCACTCAGCGCGTTGCCCCGCGACCGTAGTCGCGCTCGAACTGCAGATCCTTTGCGCTCTTCGGCGCCCGACCCTCGGCCTCGGCGGCGTCCTGCTCGTTCATCCACTCCTCGAGGGAAGCAGCGTTCTCCGTAATTCGGACCACCTGCTGGGCCCATGTGAGGGCGAGGCCACCCTTCGGGGTGTGGGACAGGGCGGACGCGGCGGCGATGACGGCGGCCTGGCGGTTGTTCATGCGTCCTCCGGGTCAATGAGGGACTCGTACCCGTTGTCGTCCATGAACTTCTGCAGCACCTTGAGACGACCGTCTGCGGGTTTGAGGATGAGCCGATCTGCGCCGTGAACCGTGAGGAGCATCTTCCACTCGTCGAGCAGCTTCTTACTACCCGTCGGCGCCTCAAGGCCGTCGAACTCGACCCGAATGTGCATTTTCGGATCAATCCACACGGCGTCATGTAGGACGCGGTCGAGGTTGTCGTCCTGACCCCTGCGCTCGAGCCAGAAGCCCTGCCCCATCTTCTGTTGAACCGCGATGATGGACTGCAACGTGGCGAGCACCTCGTCGTTGTACTCGAAGGTCGGAGCGCCCGGATAGTGAAGTTTCCCCATGTGGGCCAGTCTCTCAGTCCGCAGCCAGTCCGCAAAAGCCCCACCACGGGGTTACCTGCGACACCACCTAGCACCACTCCAATGCCTGTCATTCAGCGGGTCTCACCAGTACGCACGACCCCGCACTACTGATCTATGGGTACTTCGGGTACTCGCGGAAGCACAGCGCGCTCGCGTCCCCTGTCGGAGACCCGGCGCCGTAGACGGTCAGCCTCCCTGCGTGAGGCCGGTCACGAGGTTGATGGCGACCGCGACCACGAAGGTGCCGAAGAAGTACGACAGGAGCGCGTGCCCCATGGCGACGCGACGCGAGGGTGTGGACGACTGGGTGATGCTGCTCGCGCTGTACGCCATCCCGATCGAGAACGCCGTGAAGGCGAAGTCACTGTAGGACGGCTCCTCGTCCTGGTCGAAGTCGAACCGGTGACGGTCGTCGATGTAGTACATCCGCGCGTACTTGAAGGCGTAGACGGTGTTGACGAGTGCCCAGGCCGCCACCACGCCGACGACCGCGAGGAGCGCAGCTGCTGATCCGACGAGGTCCTTC